GTCGTGCGTTTAGAGATTATGAAGAAAGCGCAACTAATGCTGCAGAAACTGCACAAAACATATTTGAAAAAACAACAAAGGGCATGGAAGATGCTATTGTTGGCTTTGCTAAAACAGGCAAGTTTGAATTCAAAGGCTTTATTAACAGCATACTAGAAGAACTGTTGAGAAGTCAAATACGTCAAATAATTGCAAAAACATTTTCAATTGGTGGTCTCGGAGGCGGAGGCGGCGGCGGAGGCCTTGGCAGCCTGTTTGGTGGCTTCTTTGCCACAGGCGGAATGATACCTCCAGGAAGGGTAGGTGTTGTAGGAGAGTCAGGTCCTGAATTAGTAAGTGGCCCTGCAAATGTCAGCACCATAGAACCGCAACAGGTGGTTTACAATATTAACGCTGTAGATGCAACAAGTTTCAAACAACTGGTAGCACAAGACCCGCAATTTATTCATGCTGTTGCTACACAAGGATCTAAAGGAATACCAGGTAGGAGATAAACAATGGCTTTTCAATGGGTAATAAACAATGCACAAAATATAAGCATTAACAGGAAAAAAATGGTTGCGCAAACAACTGCAAGAGACGGAAGTGTCAAAGCAGTAAGCAGGGGGCTTATGCCTAAACAGATAACAGTTACTTTGCCTAATGGTTTGCCTTGGGATGAATATGTAACTGACATTGAATCTGCAGAAGCCTTAGATAGAATTTCAGACTCTGTAATTACAATACCATTTGCTTTGTTTCCTTGGTATTATCAGAACAACCAGCCTTCTGTTGATGATAGTTTTACTGTGTTATGCACGCAGTTTCCTGAATGGACAATATTTGCACGCAATCAAGTATCGTGGAGCGGGCCTTTTGTGTTTGTAGAGGTGTAAAATGATTGATTTACGTAGTTACACAGCAATACAGAGTAATTTATTTGTAAGGCTTGCTATAGACTATTACAAGGCAACGCCAGATGCAACACCTACACAAGAGGTTTTACGATTTAGTGACTATGATTTTGATTTTGATATTAATGGTGAAACTTATACCCCTCTAGGAAAGTTGATGTCCGTTGGCGAAACATCAAGTGAACTTAGAGTAAGCAGTTATGAATTGGTTTTTACTATAAGCGGAATACCCAATAGTGCTATTTTTGAAATAGTTAATTCAAGAATTAAAGGCAGTGCTGTAGAAATATACAGAACACTCCTAGATCCTGAAACCACAAACCTAATTACAGGTATAACAAATCCACAACTGCGTTTTAAAGGCATTGTGAATAACTTTACTCTAAATGAGCAGTATGATGTTACTGCTAGAACAAGTGAAAACACGCTTGTGTTTACCTGCACAAGTGATGTTAGCGTATTGGAAAACAAAATATCAGGAAGAAGAACTAATCCTGAAAGCATGAAAGCATTCTTTCCACAAGACAAAGGGTTTGACAGAGTTCCTAATTTAAAGAATACCAGGTATGACTTTGGAAAAGAAACATGAGTTTTTTAAGTAAGATAGTTGACATTGGAAAACGTTTTGTTAGCAGTGACATAGGAAGCAGTATTGCAAAAACTGCTGGACTTGCGTTTATGTTAAGCCAAGTCAATAGAAGTGTTAACAAAGCAAATGAATTACCTGATCCGCCTGACGAAGGTGTGAGAATACAGCTAGATCCTAACACAGAAAACCCTATACCTGTTGTATACGGGGAAGCTTATGTTGCAGGTGCAGTTACTGACGCACACCTTGCTTCAAACAACAGCACAATGTGGTTTTGTTTAACACTGTGCGAAAAGACAGGAACTTTATTAAGCGACGGTGAAGATTCTGTAATTACATTTGAAGACATATATTGGAATGACACAAAAATAACATTTAGAAGTGACGGTGTAACTGCCGCACTTAGAACAGATTCAAACGGCAACACTAGCACAGATATTGCAGGATTAGTTAAAATTTACTGTTACAATAACGGTAGCCTAAGTCCTGTAAACGTTAGAGGTAACAATGGCGCTTTGCCTGCAAGTGCTAAAAATGTTTTTCCAATTTGGGGCAGCGACCATGATATGTCAGATTTAGTTTTCATGTTAGTGCGTGTTGACTATGATGCAGAAAAGGACGTCAAAGGATTAGCAGATATACAAGTTAGGTTGAAAAACACGCTTACACAACCCGGAGATGTTTTGTTTGATTACATGACTAACACTAGATACGGTGCCGGCATTAAGGAAGAGGAGATTAACAGTGGATAGTCTTAGAGATCTCAATGCTTTTGGACAGACTAGTTTAGAATTTACTGACACTAGACCTGCCGGCATTGTATCTAATTTAAATGATGCTCCGCAAAACAAAAATGTTGTTATTGAAGTAATTGACAGCGATACCACAGTTAACCAGATATTTGAAATATTTGAAATTATAAATTATAACGTTGCGGATGTTGTTTTTGAAGTTGAAATAATAAAAGACCAAAATCAATTCCTGATGTTAGTATAGAATGGAACTTTATACCAACCTATATGACACTTAGCGAAGATGGTCTAATATATCGTATAAGTGGGTTTCAAGATGAAGGCGATTGGCAAACTGTATCAACATTTACTTGGTTGACGCCTCTTGACAGAGAAAGCTACGATACTTGGTATTTGGAATGCAGGGTAAAGTATTTCGATGGCAGAACAAATCAGATTGAAACAATAAACTGGGATGTCTACGACCCAGATCATTACATTCAATCTAAATTGAGATCAATATCAGCTATGAATGTTGTTGGCGGTATACAAGAGGATCTATCTAGTAATCTATCTGTTAATACAGTATTAAGAATTGTAACACCTGCAGACTCAACTACTGCTATGAACTTTGACATGGTCATAGATGCTGGCGAAATACATGGTCCGCAGTTTACCCAACTAGGATTTAACTTTGACTTAATTGCAAACGGCGGATATCTCCAAGTATTCCAAAATTCAACTTTTGCTAATGCCATACTGACCGCACAAGGAGAAGTGCTAGCCGCCACTGAAAATATTGATATTACCAGAGGTTATCTAAGCAATCAAGCTAACAATTTGTTTACTAATAATATACCATTTATAATAGCAAATGATAGTTTTTCATACGAATTTACTGCCTCCAATGGCACGTTCGGGTTTGATGAACAGGGCGATACTGCAACATTAACACTGTCAGGCACTAACACCGAATTAAATAACAGCTTTGGTGATATAATATATTATCCGCCTAAAGACTTTACGTCAACTGACACCATAACCTACAAACAGTTTAAAGATGGTAGTTTAATATTCCAATCTAGTTTTAGCGCAACAAGACAAGGCACTGGCGGTATTGCACTGGAAAAATTTGAATTCCTGCAAAGTGCCACATTTACACCTACGTTTATTCAGCAAAAGTATGGCACAGCAACAATTTACCTGCTAGGCGGCGGTGGTGGCGGAGGCTATGCACAAAGCCAAGATGCAGCTTCAGGTGGCGCTGGCGGCCAATACAGAATTATATCAGACCTTGCAATAACCCAAAGCTCTTATAACATTGTAGTTGGTGCAGGCGGCGCCGGCCAGGACAATACTCCTAGCCTTAGTAGAGGTATTAATGGCGGAGACACTAGTGCGTTTGGATTTACGGCGTCAGGCGGACAAGGAGGAGAAGAATCCGGATTAGGCACAAGAGGCGGTAACAATACACAATTTAGTGGCAGCGAAGGAACTACTAACTCGTCAATTGACCCATTAGCTGGTGGCGGCGGTGCTGGCGCTGGAGGAAACGCAGAAACATTGCCTTCTACATCTAATGACCCAAGGGACGGCGGGCCTGCTACTGATAGTGATATCCCAGACAGCTTTATAACAAATGTAGGCGGAGGTGGCCAAGGCGGCACAGGCTATCGTCCGGAAATTGGCGCTAACGGAACAGGCGCTAGGGGAAGTGTAGGCGCTGGCGCCTACGGAACCGGCGGTGGCGGCGGTGGCGGTCAAGGTGCAGGAGAAGAAATAGGCGGCAATGGCACTCACGGGATTGCTGCAATAATAGTCCAATAAGGTATATGGCATGACATCAATTAAAAAAAACTTGTTTCAAATAAATGGGCTGGTATCAACAAACAAAACAGCCTTGCAAAATTTAAATGATCTTGCAACCGCTGGAGGTGCATGGATTACCTACGACATTGTAGATGGAAAATACAGTGTTATAATAAACAGAGCAGGAACAAGTATTGCCAGTTTTAATGATAGCAATATACTTGGTGGCATCAATGTTTCAGGCACAGGAATAAATGAATTATACAATAGTGTAACTATTGAATATCCGCACAAAGATCTAAAAGATGCAACTGATTTTCTTGAACTTAAAATACCTGACGCAGATAGATTTCCAAATGAGCTTGATAAAAAACTTAACATAAAAACCAACCTTTTGCATGATCCTATACAAGCACAACAAATTGCTGGCAGAGAATTAAAGCAATCGAGGGTTGATAAGGTTATTGAGTTTAGAACTGATTTTAGTTACCTTGGATTGAAAGGAGGTGACCTTATAGATGTTACCAGCGATCAATATGGATTTGCTAATAAAGTATTTCGCATTGTAAGTGTGCAAGAGGACGAGTCGGAAGAGTTTGTAATTAGCATACGTGCAATAGAGTATTCGGATGAAGTTTACGATATTAGTGATCTTGAAGGCGGCAATGTTAGAACGGAAAGGTCGCCGCAAACCGGTATTCAACCAAAAGCAGCTAACCAAGAACTTGCAACTTTGGATGACATTGACACAGGCTCTACACTGTTAAGGCTGTTAGCAGGAAACGCCATTGCAGGTTTAATTAACAGTGTTTTGGATTTTGATGAAGAAACAGGCGAAATAAATCAGAGTTATGAATTTAAGGATGATAATGTAACCAATCTTCTTAGCAATGTTAAACCGCAAGCACCGCAATTTGAATTAACTGCTGCCCCAAGCGTGTGTGAAGGTGCAAGTGTTACAGTAAATCTTGCATTTGTTTTTCCAGAAGAGTGCTCCAGCTGTCTAGTGGATGTAGATGCTATTAGAGCTACAGAATTAGCAAAAACAGATGGCACATATGATTATGAAATCTCAGGCATAGACGCTTCAGATATAGATGTTCCACTTAACGGAACTATTGTGGTAAGTGGCGGCACAGGCAGTTTGGTAATTACAGCCGCAGACGATGCAGATGCACTAGAAACTATGACAGTTAGTGTTGAAGATAAGAGTGTTGACATTGACATTGTGCCGCTTAAGGAATTTACTTACAGTGTGTCTGCATCACCGCAAAGCATTACTGAAGGAGATTCTACAACCGTAACACTAACCACAAGTAATATTGCAGATGGAACAGTTTTAGATTATGAAATAACAGGCGCTGCAATAGACAGAGTAGATACTGCGTTAACCGGAACTGTTACAGTTAACGCAGACAGTGCAGATCTTGTTGTTAACACAACGGACGACAGTGAATTCCAAGGAACTACAACCTTTACTGTAACATTCGATCCTACACTAGATGATCCCTGCGGCACTGTTGGCAACAACAGCATTGTTATTCTAGTAAGTGACAATGAAACAGAACCACCACCTGATTACACTCAACAGTATATACAGGTGCCTGTTGTTTGGGTAGGAACTTATGATGCAAACGACAACCAATTAAAAGAGCTTTCGCCGTTGAGGTCAATGAGTTTGCCAGTGCCATTGCCAGGCAACGAAGCCAATGGGATAAATGTTCCGCAAACTGTTAGTGTTGCAAAAGGCAATCCAAGTGTAATTACCATTGAAACTTCTGTATTGATTGATCCTACAGTGCAGTTAGGTGGAGTTGCAGTAAATGTTATTACAGATTTCGACGATATTCCTCCTAACGGTGATATAACAGGAACAAGATTGGAATTTTACGGTTTTGATTAAACTTTTTTAAAGGTTTTTTCAAGTTTTTTTAAGTTTTGCTAAATACAATTCAAGACAGACAACGTTTGGTTGTCTGTTTAACAGACAATCAAATTAGGAGATTAACATGTCTAACGCGGCTTCGGATTACGCAGAAAATTTAGTTCTAGAATATCTATTAACGGGAAACAGTGTTACCCGTCCATCAAATTTGCACGTTGCACTTTTCAACGCAAGTGTCGATTTACCAACCACAGACGCAGAGCTTGAAGCAGGAACGCTTTCAGAAGAAGTTAGCGGCACAAACTATGCTCGTCAGACTGTTTCTTTTAGTGTTACTGGCAACCAAGCTGAAAACAGCGCAGACGTTACTTTCCCAGCAGCTGGAACAGGCGGTTACGGCGAAGTTACACACGTTGCAGTGCTTGATTCGCTAACAGCCGGAAATGTTCTTTTTTGGGGTAGAGTTACCACGCCAAAAACCATCGAAGAAAACGACACGTTTGTTATCTCAACCAACAACCTTACTATATCACTAGACTAGGGCTTCAAGGGGGCTTTGTCCCCCTTTTCTTTAATGGGAGATAACACATGGCTACTATAGTCACACGCATTGGCAAGGGAGAAGCGCTGACCTTTCAGGAAGGTGATGACAACTTCGTCAATCTAAACACA